TACAGATGGCTTGACCAAAAGTACGAAAGGATTCGGTAAGGCTATCATAGCCACAGGTGTAGGTGCTTTAGTAGCTGCCCTAGGTTTGCTAATTGCTAACTTTGATAAGGTCAAGGAAGTGATGATGAAACTATTCCCTGTTTTTGAGCAATTAGGTAAATTCATCGGTGGATTGATTACGGGATTCACGGACTTTATCGGCTTGACAAATGAGGCGGAAAGAAACCTAGAAGCCCTTGGAAAGTCAAACGAGAAGTTGAATGATGACATCAATAATAAGATTAAGCTACTATCTGCCCAAGGTGGAAAAGAGAAAGAGATCTATGATCTAAGAAGAAAGCAGATCGATAACGAACTAGCCCTATTGCAAGAGACTTCAAAAGTAAAAGGAGAACTAACAGATGAAGAACAGAAAAGGCAGAAGGAACTCCTAACAGAAAACGCTGTAGAGGCAGCAAACTATTACAAGTTTACCCAAGAGCAAGAGAAAGCAGCAGCGGAGAAAAGCAAGGCAGCAGGTGAAAAGGCAAAGGCTGAAGCGGATAAAAGAAGGGCTTTGGAACTCGAAGCGCAAGGTATCCTAGAAGATTCCAAACTAGAACTACTAGATAAGAGACAGCAGGAAGAAGCAGCGGTAGAGAAGGAATTCGAAACCAAAAGAAAGAAGCTAAAAGAGGCAGGGATCAAGGATGACGGCAGCCTAGAAATGGCACGGCAGAACAGACTTGCTGAGATTGATAAGCAGTACAAAGAGGAAGCGGATGCTAGAGAGCAGGACTTCCAGAAAAGGCTAAATGATATCAGGACTGAGATCCGTTTGGCAGGGATAAAAGATGAAAATGAAAAAGCAAAGGAGCAGATCCTACTTGATTTTGAAAGCAAGAGGCAGGATGTCCTAGCAAATGAAAAGCTAACAGGAGAACAAAGGATTGCACTTCAATTAGAACTAGCCCAACAGGAGCAGCAGCAACTAGCAGCATTGCAATTGACCATTGATCAGCAGAATGCAGAGAAAGCCTTGTTTGAATTGGATATGCAGATGAAGGAAGCGGATGCTAGTTTCCAGATCCAGAAGGATTTGATTGATAAAAAAGAAGCCCTATCCCTTGAGCAGTTTCAAAAAGGATTGATCACAGAGCAGCAATACAATGAAGCTATAAAAGGCTATTCAGATGCAAGGATCGAGATAGATCGAAAAGAGAATGAAGCCAAGATGCAGAACGCAGCAATGGCAGCAGGTCTATTGAATACAGTCTCTAGTCTAGTAGGTAAGAACACGGCAGCAGGAAAGGCTACGGCAATAGCTGCTACCACTATTGATACCTATCTAGGTGCGCAGAAAGCCTATGTTTCTCAACTTGTTCCCGGTGATCCTTCTTCCCCTATTCGTGCTGCAATTGCTGCTGCTATTGCGGTGGCAGGTGGTATCAAGAATGTGAGAGAGATTGCAAAAACTAAAGTACCAGGAGGCGGTGCAGCCTCTGCTCCTTCAATTAATGCTTCTGCTCCTGCTAGTGTTCAGCAAGTTCCTACCATAGGAAACAGTCCGATCACAGCACTAGGTGCAGCTATGCAACCTACCCAACCTTTGAGAGCCTATGTCGTGGAAAGTGATGTGACAGGAACTCAGAAGCGAGTAGCAGATATTGAACGAAGGGCAGGATTTTAATACTTACAATTATGGAAAAGAAACTACCACTATATCAGATGATGATAGGGGATACTATCGAAGGTGAAGAAGAAGTTGACTTCATTGCCCTAGTAGAATACCCTGCGATTCAAAAAAACTTCCTAGCCTTTTCTCAGCAATTTGTAGAGCCTAGTCAAGGTGAAAGCAAAGAAGACTTTCTTCCTAGATGTATTGAATACATGATCAATGAGGGCAAGGAATCTGATCAAGCGGTAGCTATCTGTTCGACTCAATGGGAAGGTAGATTCCAAGAAGATTCATACAATGATTACCCACAAAGCGCAAAGGATAATGCAGAACGGGGAATCCGTTTGAATGAAGCGGTAGGGAATAGATGCGCTACTCAGGTGGGAAAAGTTCGTGCGACTCAAATAATGGCAGGAGAAAATTTGTCAAGAGAGACCATCCGAAGAACATATTCCTACCTAAGCAGGGCAGCAGAATACTACAACCCTGAAGATACAGAAGCGTGTGGCACTATATCCTATCTTCTTTGGGGTGGTGAGCCTATGCTTAGATGGGCAGAATCTAAGATGAATCAAGAAGATTTTAGGGCTGTAGGATTTAACAAATTCAGCATTGAAAACCAAGAGCAGCGCATAGTTACAGGGGCTTTGATGATTGCGGATCTACCGATCTACAGAAGGGATGAAGATGAAGAATACTATGTTTCTTTTTCTGCTGCTGAAATCAAAAAGATAGTACAGAGATTTTTCAAGAAAGGCTATCAAAGTAAAGTAAATGTAGAACACGCTACCCCTGTAGATGGTGTCTATATGTTTGAATCTTTCATCATTGATCGTGAGAAGGGAATCATGCCTCCGAAAGGATTCGAGGACATCTCAAATGGCTCATGGTTTGGTAGTTTTAAAGTTGATAATGATAAGATCTGGAATGAAGTCAAGGCAGGTACTTTTAAAGGCTTTTCTGTGGAAGGTTTATTCCGATATGAAAAGACAAATAAGGTGATCACACAGGAGGAACAGATCATGCAGCAGATCTTCAAAATTCTTAGTCAAATTGAACAATAAATACTAACTAAATATTTCTAATTATGAACGCAAAAGAAGCACTCGTGCAAATTAAAAACTTGCTTTTCACAGAAGCAGAAAAGAAGGCAGCCTTCGCATTGGTTGAAGGTAAGCTAGTAGATGGCACAGCAGTAGCCTATGATCTTGAGGCAGGTTCGATCTTTGTAATTGGTGAAGATGGGGTTCAAATCCCTGCACCTGTTGGAGAGCATCAACTAGAATCAGGTGAAATCGTGGTAGTCCTTGAAGAAGGTAAAATTGCAGAAGTAAAGAAGGCAGAAGAAGAATCCAAAGTTGAAATTGAGATTGAGGCTGCTGAAGAAGTACCTGCTGAAGAACCTAAGAAGGATGAAGCAATGGCTAAAGTAGAACAGGCTATGGGTGACCTTGAAAAAAAGGTAGAAGAATTGACTGCAAAAGTTAAGGCAATGGAAGAAAAAGCGGAAGAAGTTAAGGAAGCGGTGAAAATGTCTGCCGTAGTTCTTGAGTCTTTGGCAAAAGAACCAAGTGATAAAGCTATAACAGCCCCGAATCAATTCGCAAAGCAATTGAAAGTAGAAAAAAACGAAAGGTATAACAGCCTTCAAAACGCATTTCAAAAATTAAAAAACAAATAAAAAAATGGCACTAGATCTATCAGGTTTAACTAACTATGTAAAGGAGAACGAATTGCAGTTGACTTCTGCTGCTATCTTCTCAGCAAAAACTGCTTCTTTGATCGAAGCACTAGGTAATGTTCAGGTGGGTGTGAAATCCGCTGAGACTATTAACATCATGACTACTGATGCAATTTTCCAAGCAGGTGGAACTTGCGGTTTCAACTCAAGCGGAACTACTACCATCACTCAGAGAACTATCACAGTAGGAAAAATTAAGATTCAAGAATCAATCTGCCCTAAGACTTTCGAAGCTAAGTACACTCAAAAGGCTTTGAGAGAAGGTTCTACTTATGACTACATGGCTTATGCTCAGGAATATACTGCACAGAAAGTAGAAAGAATCGGTGCTGCTCTTGAGACTGCAATTTGGCAAGGTAATACCGCAAGCGGTAACGCTCAGCTAAACAAGTTCAATGGCTTTGGTACAATTATCAGCGCACTAGGTTTTGGTGGTGCAGGTGATCCAATCAATGGAAACTCTGCAAACCAGACTACCTTGACTACTGCCAATGTGATCGCTGCTGTTGATGCGGTATTTGCTGCCCTTCCTGCTGAACTATTGGATAAGTCTGATGTAGTTATCTTCTGCGGAAACGATACTTTCCGTGAGTATATCCTTGCTTTAAGAACTGCAAACTTGTTCCACTACCCTGTAGATGCAGCTAACATGGAACTAGTAGTACCAGGAACAAATGTAAAGTTAATTGGTGTCAATGGTTTGAACGGAACTGACTACTTGTTTGGTTTGTCTATGTCAAATATGTACTTAGGTACTGACCTTTTGAACGAGCAAGATCGCTTCGAACTGTTCTATGCCAAAGAGGCTGACGAAATGAGATTCGTAGTAGAATTCAAGATGGGTGTACAGATCGCCTTCCCTGATCAGGTAGTATTCTGGCAGAAGGCTTCCTAATTAATTAAGGGCAGGGGATTTACTCCTGCCCTATTTTAAAATTTTAAAATATACAGATATGCCTTGTTCCTTAACTCAAAGTTATACGCTTGATTGCAAAGATAGCGTAGGCGGTTTAACAGCCGTATATTTTGCACCTTATGAAGATTTGAATGTGGTAACCATAGCAGCAGGAGTAGTGACTACTTTGACTATGGATGCTACCAAAAGATTCTACAAGTACGATCTTGTGAAGGAATCTTCAAACTTCGCTGAGGCTGTGAATACGAATGTGCAGAATGGTACTATTTTCTATGCTCAGACTCTTGAAATTGTTCTTAACAAATTGCAAGTAAATACCCGAAATGAGATTGTTCTTTTGGGAAAAAACAGACTTGCAGTAATTGCTACAGATAACAATGGAGAAAACTGGTTTTTGGGTGTAGGTAATGGTTTAGATCTTACAGGTGGAGGAAGTGCTTCAGGTACTGCCTTCGGTGATAGATCAGGATACACTTTGACTTTTACAGGTAATGAGAAAGAACTTTGTCCAAAAGTGACAGCGGTGATTCCAATTACCTAAATATTTGGTTTGTTGTTTAGATGTGAAAGCACCCTCAATTTGGAGGGTGTTTTTTTTGTGTACATACTAGAGGCTTTTTGTATTTAAAGATATGGTGATAATTCAGAAGGGGGTGAATAGTGTGATCTACATAACCCTATTTGACAAAAGAAAAACTAGCAGCAATACCTACACCTTTCTATTTCAGCATGAAGTAACAAAGGAGGAGGTGACCTTAACCCTTACAGATGTGAGCGATTTCAAGCAGAGATCTTCAGAGTTTAATATCTTACAGGCATCCTTTACAAATGGGACTGTAGGCTTTTGGCGGTACTTTGTAACCCAAACGGGAAGCGGTGCTGATATCAT